GTTATTATACCGATTAAGATTGACGGCTACGCATTTGACGGCATGAAAGAGTTAGAGGAACAGATAAACAACGCAAAGCAGCTTAACCCAAAGTTAAAGTTTAGAGGATGCCTTGTAACAATGTTCTATAACCGTGATGTATGCAGACAGGGGGAGGAATACTTACAGAATCAGAGATACCCGGTATTCAGAACACACATTAGAAGAACAGAAAAGGCGGACGAGGTTACATTTACTACGCAAAGCCTTATGCAGTATTCTCCGAGGTCGGGAGCAGCAAGAGATTATAAGACATTCGTTAAGGAGTATTTGGAGGGATAGAATGGTATACAGAAACAAGGAGGGATATGCTGACCCCACAGCCGGGGCAGCAATCCACGAAGCAGAACCAAAGGCAAAGAAAAAGGAATACAACCCGGAAGTGACAAACCTTGTAAGCGTATTAAAGCAGATGATAGATATTGCAGGGTATGAAATGGTCGGACGTATCGTATTGAGAGATAAGGATACAGGAAAGGAGTACAGGTAAGTATGAGCAAAACAGATATATCAAACGGAGTAAAGGATACTATGTGACACTTCCTTATGCAGGGAACGCATACCTTTACAAACGAGGATATAGAAGAGTTGACGGAAGCGGTAAACAGACTTATTAAAATGACAACACAGAAAACAGCAGGGCAAAGACCAAACACAACACACATAAATTGGGAAACCTTAGATATGGAATTTATGAGAATTGTATGCTACGCAACAACCCTTGTATTATCGGGAAGATTGGAAGAATTAAGAAAAGTGACCGAATCGGACACAATAAAGAAAACGGAGGTTTAAGATATGGCAGGATTTAATATTAACGATTTACTCAATGCAAAAAGCAAAGGGGCAGCAGTACAGGCAGAGGGACCGGCAGAACAGGAACAGGAATTTAAGGTAACTATGCTTGATGTGGAGGACTTAATGCCGAGCAAGGATAATTTTTATTCCACGGAAAACATAGACGAATTAGCAATGTCTATTGAATTGGTCGGACACATTGAGCAGAACTTGGTAGTAAAGCCGGAAGCACACGGAAAATACGAAGTAGTCGCAGGACACCGCCGTAGACTTGCAGCCTTGAAGTTGGTACAGGAGGGCAAAGAGGAATATAGAAAAGTGCCGTGCCTTATCAAAAAGGAATCAGACACAATCAAGGATAAGTTAAGTCTTATATTTACCAATGCAACGGCAAGACAGCTTACGGATTGGGAAAAGGTACAGCAGGCAAAGGAATTAAAAGAAATCCTTACCGAGTACAAGAGAGCATTACAGGAAGAAAACAAGGATAAGCCGAAAGAGGAAAGGGAGAAAATGGGGCGTATCCGTGATATTGTGGCACAGATGCTTAATACATCAACTACACAGATTGGAAGAATGGAAGCCATTGAAAACAATTTATCACAGGAGTTTAAGGATGAATTAGAAAAAGGCAATATCAATATTTCTACCGCCCACGAACTTAGCCGACTTGATGAAGAGGGGCAGAAACAGGCTTACGAAAAATACGAGGAAAAAGGCGAATTACATATAAATGACGTGAAAGAAGAGCCGAAAGCAGAGATTACGGACGAACAGGCGGAACAGGTGCAGAAAGCGATTAAAGAAGCCTTAAAAGGAGAGGTAAACCGTGCGGTATTCAGAGTAAAAGGCAATACGGCAGCAGTTGAAAAGGAATTGATTAAACACTTTTCAAAGACATTTACCGCCAAGACCTTAGAACTTAACGGAAAAGAATTTATTTACAGATTCCAAACGGAGGGAATGGCAATACAGATTAAGGAGGATTGGAGTACATATATTATCGAGTATGCCGACCTTGCGGAAATTGTTGCATTGATGATTGAAACGGAAGAATTGACCTATGACGATTCCAAAGAGGAAGCACCACAGGGACCGGCAGAGGAAGAGGATACCGAGGAAACACAGGAAAGCGGTTTTATGAATGAGCCGGAAGAAACACAGGAGGACGAAGAGGAAAACGACAATTTACCGGGACAGCAGGATATGAGTGATTACCCGGAATATGTACCTGAACCACAGGAAAAGGGATTATCCTTTACGGAATGGATAAGCAAAAAATACGGAACAGGTCAATATGACATGATAAAGAAAGAGGTAAGAAAGGTTATTATGACGGAATCCGAAAACGGAAATATCTGCCCGGCAGAGTGGGAAAGCAGATTAACCAACGCTTTATCCGTATGGGTAATGGGTAAAACGGCAGAGTATCAGAAATACTTACAGGGTTAGGCGGTGCGTATGGACCGTATCGAATACAAGGAGGGCGTTATTTGGTGCGGAGAAGAAAAGGCAAGCAATCAATTATCTACATTGGTTGCCTGCCTGTCCGCACAAATTGGAAAAACAGAAAAAGAAACGTGCGATTTAATAAATCAATTCATGCAATCCTTTGATTTGCTTATGGAGAAAATAAAAGACCTTGCAGAGAGGTTAAAAGATATTTTCGATATAGCAGAATCGGATATTTGCGAATCTTGCGAAGCCAAGAGGACGAAGCACGGCAGCAGTTGTATAGCAGAAATCGAAGCTACAGGAAAAGCAAGTATCAAATGGTGTGAAAAATACAGACCACCATGAAAGAAAGGATAGCATAAAATGAAGAATTGGGAAGTAGAAGCAATCTTAAAATTTTACAAAGATATTGACCTTGATATTAAGGTTACAGGCGAGTGGCTAGAGCAGTACGAAAGCGTGTATGATACCACAGGGGCAATTAACTATGACGGTATGCCACACGGAAGTAATACAAGCGATTCTACGGCTCTGCTTGCAATCAAAATAGCAGGTACAGATACCGCAGAAAGAATTAAGGAATTAAAGGGCAGAATACAGGAGTTAAAGAAATTGAGAACGGAAATATCAAAAGAGATTTATTCCTTAACTCCGATTCACAAAGCTATTATATGCGGATTTTACTTACAGGGTCAAAAATGGGAACGCATAGCGGAACAGATTAGTTATTCTGTCCGACAGAGTAAAAATATAAGGTGCGTTGCCTTAGAGGTCTTAGGCGGAAAATTAGCAAGGAATAGAAATGTATCACGAAGCAAAATTTTAAAAGAGGTTTTGCATTAAAGATTGCCCGCTATTGCCCGATTTTATGTAGTATAATACTAAGATGAAAAGCGAAGCAGGGCAGCAGGATTTTATTGTTAAATCCTGTTGCCTTTTCGTGTTATAAAAATTTGAATTTGCAAAAATGCGAAGATTCCGAAAGAACGGAAAGCCGAAAACCGGGAAAACAAACGAAAGGAGGTTTTGACTTGGCAAGACAGAAAGACGAAAACAGGGAAAAGGCGAAGCAACTTTTTTTAGATTCAGACGGCTTGATGAAGAATACAGAAATTGCGGAAGCCTTGGGGATTGATTCGGCAAAGGTGCGAAAATGGAAGTGCGTAGATAAGTGGAATGATGCACTTGAAAATAAACCCAAAAAGAGGGGCGGACAAAAAGGCAATAAAAACGCCAAGGGTCACGGGGCCCCTGTAAGAAATAAAAATGCAGAAACGCACGGGGCATATTCCAAGGTGTATTTTGATGAATTATCAGAGGATGAAAAAGCATTGATAGAATCAGTTACCCTTGATACAGGGGAAAATACATTAAGGGAATTGCAAAGCCTTATAGCCAAAGAAAAAGATTTGGAAAAAAGAATAAAAGAATTAAATACGGATACCACAGGCAACCTATACACGGACAAGGTTGTAGAAATGCGTACGCCCGGAAAAGGAGAAGAGGATGCAGACCCATACGGTGCATACAATGAGGACAGCAAGGATACACCACAGGGACCGGCTCTAAGTGTGGCTATGGAAACAACTATTAAATCCTCTGCCTTTGAAAGGGCAATGAAGCTAGAGGACCAGCTCAATAAAGTACACGGCAGAATCATAAAGTTATTGGATACAATAAAGTCTTATGAGTTAGAGCAACGCCGTATCACATTGGAAGAGAAGCGGTACGCATTGATGAAACAGAAGATAAGCGGGGAGTATGATGTAGACCCCGACACAGGAGAGATAGACGATAGCTACACAGAGGAC